TTATAGGATAATTGTCCTAAATTGTCAATGTTTTATAAACATTAAAACTCTTTGAAGGGGTGGCCATTCGTGGCTACCCTAAAAAAATTATGGGTGTACCAAAAAGACTTACAGAAATGCAGAGGAAGTTTGCTGAGATACTTGTCTTTGGCGACAAAGATGGTAACGCAGTAACAAAAACAGAGGCCGCAAAATTAGCGGGTTTTAGTCCTAACAGATCACGTCAAGAAGGGTATGAACTAACCAATCCTAGAATTCATCCGCTAGTAGTCGACTACATTGGCAAACTAAGAGAAGAAAAATTACAGAAATATCTGGTAACATATGAAGATCACATAGCAGAATTAGCTCGTATCAAAGAATTAGCATTAAAGAAAAATTCTTTCTCATCAGCAGTAAATGCAGAAACAAACAGGGGTAAAGCCGCGGGATTATACATAGATAGAAAAATTATTAAGACAGGTAAGCTTGAAGACATGTCTGAACAAGAATTAGAATTGAAAATGAAACAAATACTAGAAGATTATGCACCATTATTAGATGCAAAAACTATTGAAGGCGAGTCTGATGTTATATCTTCTGAATCTTCTTCACCCATTGACGAGGAATCATCGTCCGATCTCCAAAAGTAATACCATCTTCATCTTTGTCATAAGATGCAAATAACTTTATAGATTCTTTATCCTTAGAATACAACCAACCTTCATTAATAGGTTTGGCTAATTTCATATTATCGAACTCTTTATCAGTAGCCCAGCCCGAATCGCTCACACAATCGATCCACTCCACTCGGACTTTCGGAAAAGGTATATCGGGAGTTCCAGTTGAGGCAATGCTTTTTCTTCTTTTCTTGGGCATAGCCCTCTATATCACCCCTATAAGAGATATACCAGATAAATCACCTATTGATTTTTCCAAAAATGTCTCCTGGCAGGCACCACTGTACTAATTTCACTGTAACCTGACATAAATTTATGTCACTAAAACAGTTTCTGTCACTAATTTTGTCACGTATTATTGTTGTATACCAACACTTATAGCTCAAAATGACAAAAAGACAAAAATTTTTCATGTTTTTTTTTAATGCATCACATTTATCTGTGACATCTCTTATATGATGTCTGTGCCTTATTCTTGCCACATTACAGCTACAATATAGCCATGGTTCATGTTCCTTGTTCCATGCTTTGTATTCCACACCTCGTGATCAACTAATCTTTATTAGATATATCCTCTTCAAAAAGACCCTTTAAAGGCACCTGAGCCTGCTCCTTTTCGTCATTTATCAGTTCATGGTACATATCCAGTCGTTTTAAGAATTTATGCTTCCATTGCCTTAATTCATGATCCATGAACTTAAACTCTTGGAAATATAAGTCAGGTGTACATACCATTATGATACCTTGTTGAATCTTGGATCCATATACATAATCATGAGCCATGCAATAAGCCGCAATTTGTAAGTAATAATCCTCAATCCATTCTATTTTCTTAGGTCTATTAGACTGTTTAAAGTCTATTATCGTATCCATTCCATTATGACTACAGACGAGGTCAGTACTCCCAGCGTAAAGCCCAGGATAATACAACGTGACTTCCGATCCGTACCACTCTTCCACTGGCGCAAGGCCCACTTCAATAACTTTTTGGGCCATGGCTTTCGCCTCTTGTCCAAGCCCCGTAAGATCGTCGTAACCAATTCCTTCCACATAGCATTCGAGAAACTTGTGCATACTGGTACCCCGCTTACTAGATAGATTCTTGATCTCTTCTGCTCGTTTTTCTCCAACTTTGGCCTTCCACTTTGTTAAAAAATCTTGGTTTTTGGTGGCCCCTAATATCGTAGTGACTGAAGGAAGTCTATATTTATCTACTTCATAGACACGTTTTCCTGTTTGTTCATCAGTGATTTGTTTACCAGAAATATATTGAAACTTTTCTTTAAAAGGAATCTTACGTCCTAGGTTGTGGTATTCTTGAATATCTTTATCATCCATCATATTAATTTAAATATAAATATTGTTATAATTAACAAACCAAATATCTCTGTATAGGTATTCATAATTTTTTCTTGAGTTCTTTTACATACTCTTCATTTTCTTTTTGTCTTCTCTTCTCTAAAATGTCAGCATGTTTACCCCAAGCCCATGAGTTTAATCTTCCAGACCATTTCATAATAAAATGTAAGGTTTCATATACAAATTTATCTAGCATTTGTTTGTCTCCATTGTTTATATTTATCTAAAGATACAATGTTATTGTTGTTGGTTGTGGCCCATTCTGTCTTTGAATAATGTTCAATAATTTTAGTTATTTTCTCTAACTTAACGTGAGCAAAGGGCCAAATTAATAAGCATACATAATATGCATCTCTGAATGTACAACGCCATCGGTATTGCATCAAGTAATTTGAACCATCAACTCGTTTACCTTTTCTAGGTTTTTTAGTTACGGTTCCAACACCTAAAACACTATGAAGCCATAACAAAACACTCTCATCGGTCATAGATATTTCCATACTGATACGCATACAATCATAGGTTCCTGATCTTTTCTTTTCTGGATTTCGTTTAAAATGAATTGATCCTTCGCCATCAAACAATCCCGCAATATAAGCGGCTTCATTTTCATGTATCATAAATTAAATCCTCGTCTTTCTTTTTAGGTTCTAGATAAATCTCGCCTTCAGATTCACAGATCCAACATTGTCTTACTTCATTTGTTTCATCATCAATTCTTATATATCCATTGCCCCTGCAGTTTTTACAAATTATCTTATTTTCCATTCATCTTTCCATTCATTTTCTTTACTTTTTCGTTTACCACCGCTTCAATAGTTTTAGCTACAGAAAGCTTTACGTCGGGTAATATAACCTTCGACAACTTCTCTAAAGTAGAGTATGTTTGTTTGGTTAGTGAGACGTTTCGATATTTAGTCATGTCTGTCATATTCGTTTCCTTTCATAATGAAAAAACAATATAGATAATTTTAAGGGATTGTCAATGATAAAAGTTTTTATTTTCACTCTTGCAATATGCAGTATGAGTTATCAACAGTGTAAAGTTGTAGATGAGGCAACAATATATTTTGACAATTATAGAGATTGCGCTCTTCATGGCTATGAATATTCATACAAACTTTTAGAAGTATTTGATCCAGAAGTCTTAACAAAAGAACTAGTGTATACTAGGTTTACTTGCAAAGAAATTGAAACAAGTTGACATTGTGGCAAAATTTTGATATAGGGGGTTCTATCTTCTCACCATACCTACCCTTATATTTTCCCCTCTTTATAAGTTAGGGGTAGGTGCGTTTACATTTTAGTAGGGTCTTGTATACAAGTGTGTCCAAATAATGTCCCTGATCCATTGTTCATGATCCAAAGGTTTAATTCAGAATTATAATAAGCAACCGATTCTTTAATCTTCTGGGCCATGTTCAGACAATCGAGAAGCATAATAGGTTCCGTTAAAACGATTACTTCTTTTATAACAACGCTGTCCGCTTGGATGATAAACAGGACTAAGTAGTGTACGATTTCGTTCATTCCATTCCTCTATGCGTTTGTACCATTGTTCTTTATATTTTGGATCCTTAGTTTGGTTCCAAAGATTAGCGGCTTCTTCTATTAGATCTAACGTCGACATAACGTCTGGTTCCCCATTTGATAATATTGTTTAGTCCATGGGCCTTGATACTTAAATCAACCCCATAGGGTTTCCAAGCTTTCTTAACGATATTTAATTCAAGTAAAAGATTAGACCACTGTTTAGCAGTGATACCTTTTACTTTTATTTTTATTTCTTTCTCTTTCATCATTAGTTCAACGTCCTTGTATCTTGGTTCTCCATTTTATCAGGCAGATCTCCATCCATCATATTTTTAATAGAAGATATAAGTTCAAGTTTTGCGTATTTATACTCAGAATCTTGAGACTCTTCAAATTTTAAAACCCGACTCCAAAACATTAGAAAGTATGTAAGAAAAGTTCCGTTCGCGTCACGGCCATCAAATATTTTTGAGATCTTATAACAATCATCATCAATTCGATCTTGTATATCTCCTTGAAGATCATACCATTTTTTATCTTTTACAGACAGTTTTGTTCGTTTAGCCATTTGTCTAACTCCTTCCTTGGTTCTTTAGATTCAACGATTCTTTCTACAAGTACAGCTGCTTTGTGAGCCGTTCTACCAATAGAAGGCTCAAACAATTCAGACTCGTATAAGTTATTTATTATTTTTTCTTTTTTATTCCAGATCATACTAGCTCCTTTCCTATAACT